TGATAAATGGTGTCCCCTGCAGACATCTACTTGAAGCAGCAGGGGATTGATTGGAATGGTGTTTTTTAGATGTGAGAAATATTTTACCCGCTATTTTACCCATTGGCGCGGCTTAAGAGCTTATTTTTGAATTCACAATGGTCACGATATAACCATCTTGCTCGCCCGTGGATAACTTTGGCTTTTGGCAGGTCGCCTGACTTAATCCGGTCATAGATGAAGGTTTTACCAAAGCCAGTATCAGCCATGATGAATTTCAAATCAACCAGTGAATCAGGCTGTAGTTCGTGTTGCATGAGTGCTATCTCCGAATAGGGAATCGAACCTGCAAATCAGGTAATAAAAATACGCTCTATGACGGCGATGGTAGATCAGGATATTTTAAGAAACTGACAGGCCTCATCGAGTGTGAGGCTGTATGGCTCCATTATTTCACCTCTTGCTGTGACATTGTTGAAAAACGGATACCAGCTCGTTGCTGCCAGACGATCCAACCGAGAGTCATATCCCATGCCATGTATTCGTTATCGCCGTTTTTTGCTCTCCGACGATCGACTGTTTTACCGAAACGCTTTTCCATAAATAATTCATAGGCTGCGCGTTCATCTGGCTCAACTTCCAGAGATGCCAGTGCAATCCGTGCCAGTTCTAAATCATTTTCAAGCTCAGCGCGAATCTCAGCGAATGCACTCTGTGTTAAGGCGAACTCAATGCTCTGCACTTTATTCCGTGCGCGCTCAAGCAGTGCATGGTAGTTAATTTCGGTTGTCATACCCCTACCTCTTCGAATTCCAATTCCAATTGATCACCCCAGATTTCACATGACTCTGAACACGAACCGGTATCGAATCGCCTGGCCTGTACCATCGCCTGATACAAATTTCTGTAGTCGCTGTTGGCAGACATTCTGGCAATTCCGTCAAGCGTCAGGTGACCACGGTACATAATGTCTTTACCTGTTCTGCGATGACCATCCCTGACGTGTTTGCCTGTAACCAGCTCATTAAAAACTCGCATCAGACCTGGTTCGTCTTTACATGCAAGCTCCAGCTTTTGCGTTGACTTTTTGATGCAGAAAACACAGTTCCCGAGATGCTCCGGGATTTGCAAATCAAAAGGTTGTTTTCGCCACCACCGGATAACATCCGACTTATCAAAATCTGACAGCTCGGCAAGATACCGGACGCCCGATTTCGGTTTCAGCCTACGGGGTTCGTCTGCACGAATACCCAGCCATGTGATGTAATTACCTCGCCCGAAATGGTTATCGCAGTATTTCGTGAAAGGGATGAGTTTTAGCCTGTCAGTACAGAACGCGCCGCCGATGTATGGCGTGCCGTACTTTTTAACCATGTCCATAAACGGTTTAAGCACCGGCATTCGTGTCTGAATATCCTTTGGCTCCCATTCTGTATAACCATTTGGCTGCCCAAGCTCAGGATTTATATCGACTTGTAACACAGTTAGTGGTATGTCCCAGAACTTTACAACCTCCCGGATAAAGCGGTATGTCAGCGGATGTTCGCAACCGGTATCCATAAAGATGTAGCAGACGTTATTGCCAGCCTTTCTTTGTTCTTCCATCAGGTGAACAAGATATGCGGATGTTCTCCCGCCAGAAAAACTAACTACATGAGTTATGCACATTTGCGTAATTCCGATAACTCGTTGAAGCGTTCCATAAACATCCCGTAGGCATGGCCCGGTGCCAGTGGAATAACTTTGAACATCTCTGTTGCCGGGATACCTTCCAGTACAGGCCATAAAGAGCCATCATCAAGCCCGAGATCACGGCGTTCGGTTGCCAGCATAATGAGATCGGCATATTTCACTGGCGTGCTCATAACAGGAGGTAACCCGTATTTCTCACGGATTACTGCATCTATTTTTTCTTCCATCCGTTTATAGTCAGGAAGAAGGCGTTTCAGTGGTGCGGGGATGTCCTGGCAATACGCTTCTGTTGCATCATGCATTAACGCTTCAAAAGCAAATTCCTGCGGCACCAGCTGGCTGCAAAGCACCGCATGTTGGGCGACACTGTAGAAGTGAGAAAGATGACCGGCAAAGCGACAGATATTTGAAAGGGAAACCGCGATATCGTTAATCACGATGTCGTCTTTATTTATCTTGTCATAATAAAAATGCTTCCCGGAAAAAGTTTTAATAAATGACATTTTGTTCTCCACGTATATGCGCTGCACCGCGCTGAGTTTGGGTAAAAGGAAGCCCTCACCATCCGGTGATTATTGAGTTAATTACGTTTCCATAAATGCCCCCGCAGGGGCATTTGCAGTAATGAAATCAGGCGGTGAAAGTACCAATAAAGGTTTCTACTTTGCTGTCTTTGAATTTCTCAACAAGCAGATCACGAAATTCGTTAGCCATATCTTCCTGCACCGCTTCCAGCTGAATAATGCGCAGAACCAGTACAGGACGATCGCCAGTGATAATGCTGAGGCGTAATTTAAACGGACGTTCTTTCAGACCTTCAAACGGAACGCATTTAAATTCAAATGCCACTGGCATAATGTCTTTGGTCTTCGCTTCGACAGATTCCATCAGGGAGCGTTTGCCGCTGAAGTCATTATCTTCAAAATCAGCGGTCTGGTTTGCTTCAATCGTGATTTTACGGATTGCCGCAGCCGCTTTTGTTGCCTGAATGGCGTCACCATTAGCATCAAAGCCCACAAGGTAGTCGGCCCAGTCTTCAATCCATTCTGCCAGTGATTTCTGGGAGTTACGCTCGCCGTTAACAGACAACAGGGCAGAGAACGGTGCTGTCTTTTTCAGTTTGAGAGTGGCGGTGTTATCTGCGTGACCTGGTTCATCAATAGTACCCAGGTTAAGCACACTGACGGCACGCATATTATCAGCATCGATAAAGCAGCGGGTGCCTTCATCTGCAAGATCTTTAGAATAACGGGTAAAGTCATCGATGCTGGCAGTGGAAAGCGCACCACGGAAACGGAAGCGATTTAAATTAAATTTTTCCAGATCATGAATGCGGAAATTCTCAGGCAATGCCACAGCATCGGCACCAATCTTACTGATAATTTCATTAACACCCTGAGCAGAAATAAGGGCATGGATTTGATTAATTGCGGTTGCGTCTAAGTTCTGAGACATAATAAGTCCTCACTATATAAAGATATTCAGTGATGAGATAAATAATCAGTTAATTAAAAACGATATTAACGACCTGCTGCGCGGAGTTTTCCGTCAGGTTCACCGGCAAGAGTCAGTAACTGTCCCTGGTCTTCCTGCAGAATAGTCAGGCGACCACCGCGATTGACATACATCGGCGTTTCGGTGGTGTCTTCTTCGGAAATTTTCCCGCGGTTAGTCGGGCGAACATATGAGAGTTTGTGTTTGATTTTCACACGGTTCTCATCAAATGGTTCGATTTCCAGGTTGAGTGAGACCTTACCTTTGGTTTTCGTGTTCATCACACCGGAAGCGACTTCACTGAGAACTGCGCCGATTTTGGTTTCAAATACGCCGCCGTCCAGCTCCCCGATAAATGCCTGCACATCAGTACTGCGTTCGCTAGCCATTTTGCTGCTCCTCATCATATCGACCCTGCAAGGCCGATTAGTTTCTCCACAAAACAGAGAAGAACACCTGCGGTGGCAGCCGCCCGGATGGATTGGGTTATGAGCCCGTCGTCCGGTGATGCTCTTCTCTGTTTTGTAAAAAGGACGGTACCAGCCGGAAGCAAGGGTACAAACTGGTACCGCCGGGACTACACACAGCATAAAGTTGTGGTGCCGGGTGCCTCCCGGTGCCTGGCGAAGGTTGCACACCAGACGGGTGGGTATCCACAGAAGGTCGACTGTCAGCCTCAACCTTAACCCGCGTGCGCTGAGCCGCATTCACCACAACGCTAAGGATTCTCTCTGGTTAAAAATACTTAGCTGTTATGTGCCTGCTTTTAGCCACATCAGGCGAGGTGGACCTGGTTATTCCCCAACAACAAGGATTCGGTTAATCTGGTTATCCCCAACAACGCAAAAGGAAAAGAAATGTCCGGTAATATCTACACGCTGTACAAATCCCACTGTGAAAATGTTGGAAAGTATCGGGGCATTGAAATCAGTGGGGTAGTGTCATCAGTCGAAATAAGCAAAGTGGAATCAAGGGCAACATTACTTACTCTTCTGGACCTTGTCTTACATGAGCACCGGAAGAAATTCGGCACTCCCTATAATCAGTTGAATGGGAAAAAGGCTCTGGTTCACCTTATTCTGATGAAGCATCACTGGATGCCAAAACAGATTAATGAGATGAAATTTGATGAACTTCTTCTTTCAATTCAGGATGAACTCACACTTGATAAAATAAGCGTAACCGCCCAGAAATTTTTAGATTATCGAGACTGGAGATCACAAATTCATCACTTTGATGATTTTGACGAAAATGAATGGGATCCTAATTTGTCTGCACAATATCTAAAGTAACATCCTGTGATAAAACCGTGATTTCCTGATCCAGTTTTTTTAAGGAGTCTATTGTTTCCTGTCGATAAGACAGCACTTCACGAAGCTGGTTTATAGCTGCCAGCTTCTTTGCCATCCACTCGTAAATTTCCTCATTTGTGTATCCGGGCGCGACGATTTTGGGTTCTGTTTTGTGCATTTCACACCTCCTCAAGTTATCAGTTACTTGTTGATGGGGACCAGATTGTTAAAGAGCTAAGCGTCCTGTAGGGCGCTTTTTTGTTGCTAACGAATCACCCTAGACTTCATATGCCCCAGGCGGCTACTTCGTGGGCGTCCTGCCTGTTCGTTTTTGACATTTACTGACTGCTTACGACACATGCACCGTGTTGCAACCAGATTTTGTTGTAATCCTGTAGTTGGTCTGGAACAAAAGATAAAATTAAATTGCGAGATATGCAAGTGATATTTGCGAGATATGCAACTTTATAGGTAATAAAAAGCCACCTTTCGGTGGCCGATGGATGGGATATTGAGGTTAATTATGTCTCTTAAGGGTTTGCGACTGACTGATTAAGACCTTTCCAAAGACCATGAATCGGTGTTCGTTTTCGCTAGTAATTCCCCATTCACGGTAAATCTGGTTATCAGAAATCACCAGCAGTTTGTCAGGAATCATTTGAAGTCTTTTAACGTATATTTTGTCATCAAAACCAAAGACATATATACCATCACCATCAAACTGATTGATGCTGACATCAACGAAGATGAGATCTCCTGGCTCAATGGTTGGACACATACTGTCCCCACGAACGTTGATAACTTTGATGTGATTGGCTGGTCGTCCGCCGAACATTGATACAGCATTATCAGTTCTGTATTCGATGGCATGAATCACATCAATGACATCACCGCCCTGGATAAGGCCATTTCCCGCACTGGCACTGATATCCAGCATTTCAATACGGAACACATCCTTCACCTGCGCAACATCCTCATTATTACTGTTTTTATATACAGTATTACTTTTGTGGGCAGAGGTAAAGAGATCAGCAATATCAACACCTAAGCTCTTGGCAATATTACTCAGTGTTTGTTCGGTAAATTGTTTTTGCTTACCCGTTTCTAAGCGCGAGATGTTCGCCGCATCTACTCCTATTGCTTCAGCGAGATCGGCGATTTTCATGTTCTTCGCTTGGCGAAGTTGTCTGACTCGGTTTCCTATGTTCATGCGTTTATTACATTTCTTTATTGCGTGATAAGCAAATCAACTTGCGCAAAATAATTGCGTGAAATAACATGCATAACGCGCAATATTTGGAGGACATATGCAATCACCATTACGAAATGTGCGTAAGGCGCATGGTTTCACTTTGCAGCATGTTGCTGCGGGTGTTCAAGTCAATCCAGCGACGTTGAGTCGTATTGAGAGGCTGGAGCAGATTCCATCTATCGAGCTTGCAGAACGTTTAGCCAATTTTTTTAAGGGTGAAGTCAGCGAAATGCAGATTCTTTATCCGGCACGTTTTCAATCTAGCCAAAACCAGAATGGGTTTAAACCACAGGAACAGGAGGTGAACCGTGGGTAAGCATCACTGGAAAGTAGAAAAACAGCCTGAGTGGTACGTGAAAGCTGTCAGAAAAACTATCGCAGCGTTGCCGGGGGGGTACGCTGAAGCTGCTGACTGGCTGGATGTAACAGAGAACGCATTATTTAACCGCCTTCGTGCCGATGGCGATCAGATTTTCCCGCTGGGATGGGCAATGATTTTGCAACGTGCTGGTGGAACTCACTTCATTGCTGACGCTGTGGCCCAGTCTGCAAATGGCGTCTTTGTGTCTCTTCCTGATGTCGAGGATGTGGACAACGCCGATATCAACCAACGCCTGCTGGAGGTCATTGAACAGATCGGCAGTTATTCAAAACAGATTCGTTCAGCAATTGAAGACGGTGTAGTGGAACCGCATGAGAAGACAGCAATTAACGACGAGCTGTACCTCTCAATTTCGAAGCTGCAGGAGCATGCAGCACTGGTCTACAAAATTTTTTGCATTTCAGAAAGTAATGACGCCCGCGAGTGTGCAGCTCCGGGCGCCGTGGCGTGTCGTGACTGTGGAGAAACTAACGCATGAATAGTTTAACAACACACTACCGTCGCTCGCAACTGATTGCGCTTCCTGTACCGGGTGGAAAAGCGAAGGTGGAGTATTGCTATGCAGTGAATGTACCAGGTGGCAGGGTAATTGTAACCCACAGCTTTGCAGAGTGGGCTGTGGGTGATTTTAACCGGCAAAAGGAGACAGTCCTTTGCGACAAGTTAACCGCTGGTTCAAAGATCACTACGGAGTACCCGTCAGAGTCATTCGTTGGGAGCCGGAAACACAACGGGTTATCTACCTCCGCGAAGGCTATGAGCATGAATGCTTCAGTCCGCTCGAACAGTTTCGTCGTAAATTCAGGGAAATAGAGGTCGGTCATGAGCACTAAATTAACCGGCTATGTATGGGATGGTTGCGCAGCGTCAGGCATGAAATTATCCAGCGTGGCAATTATGGCACGCCTGGCTGATTTCAGTAATGACGAAGGTGTGTGCTGGCCATCAATTGAAACCATTGCCCGCCAGATTGGCGCGGGGATGAGTACCGTCAGAACGGCTATCGCACGGCTGGAAGCAGAAGGCTGGTTAACGCGTAAGGCGCGTCGCCAGGGTAACCGCAATGCGTCGAATGTTTATCAGCTTAACGTTGCGAAGCTTCAGGCTGCGGCTTTTTCTCAACTGTCAGATTCTGACCCGTCAAAATCTGACGCATCAAAATCTGACCCGTCAAAATTTGATGCGTCGAAATCTGGCAAAAAAGCGGGTTTTCACCCGTCAGAATCTGGCGGGGATCCGTCAGTAAAATCAAAACATGATCCGTCAGATAAAAAAACTTCTCGTCCGGACGCTTCGCAACCGGACACGCAGAAGGCTGAACAGGATTTTTTAACTCGCCATCCTGATGCGGTTGTATTCAGCCCTAAAAAGCGCCAGTGGGGGACGCAGGATGATTTGACCTGCGCACAGTGGCTCTGGAAAAAAATCATCGCCCTGTACGAGCTGGCTGCCGAATGTGACGGCGAGGTGGTTCGTCCCAAAGAACCGAACTGGACAGCCTGGGCAAACGAAATTCGCCTGATGTGTGTGCAGGATGGTCGTACTCACAAACAAATCTGCGAGATGTACAGCCGCGTCAGCCGCGATCCGTTCTGGTGCCGTAACGTGCTCAGCCCGTCGAAGCTGCGGGAAAAATGGGATGAGCTTTCCCTGCGCTTATCGCCGTCCGTAAGCACGTACACCGAAAAACGCGAAGACCCGTACTTCAAATCCAGTTACGACAACGTGGACTACAGCCAGATCCCGGCAGGATTCAGGGGGTGATCATGAGTCTGTTAAATGACGTTCAGAAATTCATTGAAGCCCATCCGGGGTGTACTTCCGGAGACATTGCGGATGCTTTTGCAGGTTACTCACGGCAGCGCGTTCTGCAGTCAGCAAGCAAGTTACGTCAGAGTGGGCGTGTGGCTCACCGTTGTGAAGGGGATACACGCAGACATTTCCCGCGCCTGACTGAGAGAGCGCAGGAGCCGGAACCACAACCAGTTCGTGAAACCAGACCTGTGCGCAATTTCTATGTCGGCACTAACGATCACCGGGTGATTTTGTGCCTGACCCGCCAGGCTGAAGAACTGGAGTCAAGGGGCTTATACCGTCGTGCTGCAACCGTGTGGATGGCGGCATTCCGTGAAAGCCACTCCCAGCCAGAACGAAACAATTTTCTGGCGCGTCGTGAGCGGTGCTTACGGAAAATCAGCAAGCGCGCTGCATCGGGTGAAGAGTGGTATCTGTCAGGGAATTACGTGGGGGCTTAATGAGTAATAAATATTGTCAGGCGCTGGTGGAACTGCGGAACAAACCAGCCCATGAACTGAAGGAAGTGGGCGATCAGTGGCGCACGCCGGATAACATTTTCTGGGGAATTAACACCCTGTTTGGTCCGTTTGTTCTGGATCTGTTCACTGACGGTGATAACGCCAAATGTGCTGCGTATTACACGGCGGAAGACAACGCGCTGGCGCATGACTGGTCAGAACGTCTTGCGGAGCTTAAAGGTGCTGCCTTTGGTAATCCCCCATACAGCCGCGCCAGTCAGCATGAGGGGCAATACATCACCGGCATGCGTTACATCATGAAACATGCCAGTGCTATGCGTGATAAAGGCGGGCGCTATGTTTTCCTGATCAAAGCTGCCACCAGCGAAGTTTGGTGGCCGGAAGATGCAGACCATATTGCTTTTATTCGCGGGCGTATTGGTTTTGAACTGCCTGCCTGGTTTATCCCGAAGGATGAGAAGCAGGTGCCGACAGGAGCGTTCTTCGCTGGTGCTATTGCTGTTTTCGACAAGACCTGGAAGGGACCGGCAATCAGCTACATCGGGCGCGATGAACTTGAGGCATGTGGTGAGGCGTTTCTGGCGCAGGTTCGCCAGCAGGCGGAAAAACTGGTCAGGGAGATGGCGGCATGACGACGTTAACTCAATGCCAGCAGCAGGTGCTGGATATGCTGATTTCTTACCAGAAAGAACGGGGCTTCCCGCCAACCAATCAGGAGGTGGCAACCATGCTGGGATATCGTTCGGTGAATGCAGCGGTAGAGCATCTTCGCGCACTGGAGAAAAAAGGCGTCATCACGATAAAGCGTGGCGTGGCCCGGGGGATAACGCTTCATACCGCGGTCAAGGACGACGACAGCGAGGCGGTCGGGATTATCCGCGCACTGCTTGCCGGTGAGGAAAACGCCAGGCTGCGTGCGACCCACTGGTTACATGAGAGGGGCATGAAAGTATGAAGCTGATTCTGCCTTTTCCGCCCAGCGTGAACACGTACTGGCGACACCCCAACAAAGGGGCGTTTGCAGGTAAAAGCCTGATAAGCGAGGCGGGGCGAAAATTCCAGAGCGCGGCGTGCGCAGCAATAGTTGAGCAGTTACGTCGTCTGCCGAAACCAACGTCGGCACCTGCTTCAGTGGAGATCGTGTTGTTTCCTCCAGATAACCGGATCCGCGATCTGGACAACTATAACAAGGCTCTGTTTGACGCCCTGACCCACGCGGGTGTGTGGGAAGACGACAGTCAGGTGAAAAGAATGCTGGTGGAGTGGGGACCGGTTATCCCGGAAGGGAAGGTCGAGATCACTATCAGTAAGTACGAGAAAACGGCGGGTGCAGCCGCCTGATTAAGAGGAGAAACGAAGTATGAATAATCTGATGGTCATTGATGGTATTGAAGTTCGTCGTGATGCTTATGGTCGTTACAGCCTGAACGATCTGCACAGGGCTGCCGGTTCTCTGGATAAGCATAAGCCTGCATTCTGGCTCCGCAATGAGCAAACTGAACGTTTAATAAGCGAGTTGCAGATTTGCAACTCGGTCAATATAGAGCCAGTTAACGTTATTCGTGGCGGAAATAACCAGGGGACGTATGTCTGCAAAGAACTGGTGTATGCCTATGCAATGTGGATCAGCCCGTCATTCCATCTGAAGGTGATCCGTACTTTCGACATGGTAACCAGCGCACCTGAAAAATTATCCGGACAGGCTGCTGACAAGATGCAGGCTGGCGTGATTCTGCTGGACTTTATGCGCCGGGAATTAAACCTGTCTAACTCATCAGTGCTTGGTGCCTGTCAGAAACTCCAGGAGGCTGTTGGCTTACCGAATCTGGCACCGCGCTATGCCATTGATGCTCCTGCTGACGCGCCTGATGGCTCAAGTCGCCCCACGCTGTCGCTGAGTGCACTGCTGAAACAGTATGGTATCCGCCTGACGGCTAATCAGGCATATCACCAGATGGTGAAGCTGGGGATCGTCGAGCAGCGCGAACGATACAGCCGTACCGCGATTAACAACATCAAAAAATTCTGGTCGCTGACAGCGAAAGGCTGCATGTTCGGCAAGAACATCACCAGTCCCGCAAATCCGCGCGAGACGCAGCCGCATTTCTTCGAATCCCGATTCCCTGAGCTGTTAAAGCTGCTCGATACCGTTCATTGAGGTGACCGTGAGAGCACTACTGACTCCTGAAATTGCCCCGCGTATGGGGATCGTATTGTTCAGGCCAGGTTCAGAGCTGATGCCCCTGTTTATGCAGGGGCGTGTCCTGCTGGAGCCTGAGCCGGAACGTTATTCATCTTTTGCCAGTGGTGCCGTTCCGGCGGTATCACAACCGCTGGCGGATGATCCTGCCGTTCGGGGCGTGTTCCGCAATGAGGCAGTGATCCGTCGTGCTGGTGGCGTGGAATGTCTTGAAAGCTGGTTACTTCGTGAAAAGGGCTGTCAGTGGCCTCATTCCGACTGGCACAGCGAGAACATGACCACAATGCGGCACGCGCCGGGCGCAATCCGTCTGTGCTGGCACTGCGATAACCAGTTGCGCGATCAGTTCACGGAACGGCTGGAATCAATGGCAACGGATAACTGTGCCCGCTGGGTATTGTCTGTTGTGCGTCGGGATCTCGGTTTTGATGACAGTCACGTTGTGACAATGCCGGAACTGTGCTGGTGGCTGGTTCGTAATGACCTGGCGGATGCCTTACCGGAAAGTGCAGCCCGTAAGGCACTGAGATTACCGAAGCCTGTTGTGCCGTCTGTCACCCGGGAAAGTGACCTTGTGCCTTCGGTTCCTGCCACCAGCATCATCCAGGATAAGGCGAAAAAGGTGCTGGCGCTGAAAGTGGATCCGGAGTCGCCGGAGTCTTTTATGTTACGCCCAAAACGTCGCCGCTGGGTTAATGAAAAGTACACGCGCTGGGTTAAGACACAGCCGTGTGCATGTTGTGGAAAGCCTGCTGATGATCCCCACCACCTGATAGGCCACGGTCAGGGTGGGATGGGTACAAAAGCGCATGACCTCTTTGTGTTGCCTTTGTGCAGAAAGCATCACGACGAGCTGCATGCGGATACCGTGGCATTTGAAGAGAAGTATGGCTCCCAGCTGGAGCTGATATTTCGTTTTATCGATCGTGCGCTGGCAATTGGCGTGCTGGCCTGATTTTGTGGAGAAAGTTGATGCGTGATATGTATGAAGTATTGGACCGCTGGGGAGCATGGGCTGCAGCAGATAACAGTGGCGTGGACTGGCAGCCGATAGCAGCAGGCTTCAAGGGGCTTTTACCTCATGGCAAAAAGTCACGGATTCAGTGTGATGATGACGAAGGCATTATGATAGACAGTTGTGTGGCTCGGTTGAGAAGGTATAAACCAGAGGAATATGAGCTCATCATAGCCCACTTTGTTATTGGTATCTCATTACGCACTATTGCCAAAAAGAGAAGGTGTTCAGATGGCACGATTAGAAAGGAATTGCAAACTGCAATTGGTTTTGTAGAGGGTATTACGAGCGTTATTGCATGTAAATAAAAGTTAAAAGCCACCGTAGTGGCTTTTAACTTTTTAGGATTGTGCAGGTAATGTTTTGTTCAATTTAGTAAAGAAGTTAGATTGGCTTGTTACAGTACGTCGACTCTTTCCAGAAGTACTCAACTGAAAGAAATCATTGATGCTTTTGGGTTGAGTTCTTTCATAGGCTTGCTTAAGTGACATGTGTTCCCCTTGTCTATTTGTTGCTATGACCGTGAAAAGTAGTGATGGTTCAGTTCTTTTGCAAAATAGTGCTTACGTTTAACCCAGATAAAACCATCAGCTTTAGAAATGATTGCAACATCTATGGGGCCTCCCACTGTTTCAGTATCATCGGAGACCTTGCGCTTGAAAGCGGTTAAATTTACTAATGATTCAGCCATATAAGCTAAATCTTGCTTGGGTAAAAACTCGATCATATTTACGACTTTGTCAACATAGTTTTCTCGGACAAAGCTATCAATACGCCCCTTGCAATCGGAAACAGTCCTGCGCACTACATCAACTATAGCATCCTTGGCTCCTTCGATATCTGAAGTGGGCACCAAATCTGTGATTACTGAATCAATACCATCAAGTAAATCGCCGATAGAACGTTGATACTCAGCATGAAGATTTTGGATAAGATGTGAACTAGCTCCTTGCATGAAAGCAGAAACTTCATCCTCTTGCGCAAAGGGAGTCACTCCGCAATTAGGAGTGATGCAGCACTTGTCAGCATCTGTGGTTTTCCTGATTTTATCATTAAAGAAGCCACAAACTTCATATGATAATACTTTAGGGTAATAGTCTTTATCGCCATAACCTGCAATCACAATCCCAGAGACGGAACCAATATCACTTTGCTTGCATATCATAGCTGCCAATACATCACTAACTGCTTTTGTCAACTGTGGAGTTATGGATATTGAATCAAAGTCACTAAACTTTTGAGCAATGATGCGTTGGGTAACTGATGAAGCATAGGTTTGGGCTGCTTGTTCATCATCCGGAGTAAAACCATCAAAGTAATTAATATCAGATAATTTTGTAAGGAGATCGTTGCAATAATTCGTGAGGTCTGTAACAAATTGATTCTTATCGAAGTTAACGAAATATGTTGGTTCGAGACCTTCAGAAAAAGCATCAACAAGCATGCTGAATACAATCTCGCTCAGGAAGTGATAAAGATGAGCCTCACGCATACCTGGTGTGATGATTGATTTAGCCGACTGTAGATAATTGAAGAAATCCTCAGCATATTCCTCCAAAGAGTCAAAACATTTAGAGCCTAAATCCTTTCTATAAGCCTTAATGATAAGCTCCCATGGAGCTGTGCAGAGATCACCAGTTCCATATACCATCAAACCTACAGGATGATGTTTAGTTAGAGCGAAAAGCTTTTCAGCGCCATTATAGATTTTATGTTTGCCGCCTCCAGAAATCGTTACAGCTGAATCTGCGGCTAAAGCTACTGCGGTCTTGTTAAATACGGCTATTTCTGCTGTCATTTTTTACATAGGGTTTATATGTTGTGTAATGAGAAAAATACAAAAAAATTAACGCGTACGCAAAAATTCTTGTAATCTGTTAAGAGTGGTTACTTCGCCACACAGCTTAAACCCGTCTTCGAGCGGGTTTTGTCGTTTCTGGCCCCGGCTATTCGTTGGGCCTGACCTATCCCGCAGTTATCCATTGGTTCGGCTTCTTTGACGTTTCCGCTTCTGATTTGCGGTACATGATGTTCCCTCAATTTGCACCTGCTGTATCAGCGAGGTGAGAGATAACTACAAATGCCTCATAACCCAAATACCTGGCTGGAGTTGGTCCAGAGCTGGTGGCGTGGAGACACACCGCTGGGCGCAGTGATTATGTCGATCGTTATGGCTGGCTTGCGCATTGCCTATTTTGGCGGTGGTGGTGGCTGGAAACGAAAAACGCTCGAGATTTTGCTCTGTGGTGCTCTGACGCTGACTTTTGCATCCGCTCTTGAGTATGTCGGATGGCCTAAATCTCTTTCTGTTGCCATTGGTGGCGGCGTTGGGCTGATCGGTGTCGATGCTATTCGTGGGGCTGCAATGCGAGTAATCGGTAACAAATTTGGTAGCTCGAAGGAGTAATTTATGCAGGCACTAAATTCCCAGCGTAAAGCTTTCTTGGATATGGTTGCATGGTCAGAAGGAACGGATAACGGGCGACAACCGACACGTAACCACGGTTATGATGTCATTGTCGGTGGTGAACTGTTTACTGATTACTCCGATCATCCTCGCAAACTTGTCACGCTAAACCCGAAACTCAAATCAACAGCAGCCGGACGTTACCAGCTTCTTTCACGCTGGTGGGATGCTTACCGTAAACAGCTTGGCCTGAAAGATTTTTCTCCAGAAAGCCAGGACGCTGTAGCTCTGCAGCAGATTAAAGAGCGTGGCGCTTTACCGATGATTGACTGCGGCAATATTCGTCAGGCAATCGACCGTTGCAGCAATATCTGGGCGTCGTTACCTGGTGCAGGTTACGGTCAGTATGAACATAAAATCGGCGACCTGATTGCCCGATTTAAAGAGGCTGGTGGGGAAGTAAATGAAGCTGAGATATAAGCTGGTTATTGTTGCCTTCTTTGTTACCGTTATTGGTTCCTTCATCTGGTCTACCGGGCATTACTACAGCAAATATCAACACGAAAAGGAGCGTGCTGATGAGGCTGTACGAAATGCTGAATCAGCAACTGCCATTACCCGTAACGTTCTGCAATCACTGCAAATCATCAATACAGTTATAGAGGCTAACCAACATGCAAAACAGCAGATCGCACTGGAGTCACAGAGAACCCAGGAAGATATCAAAGTGGCTGTTGCGGATGATGATTGTGCTGCACGTCCTGTGCCTGCTGCCGCTGCTGACCGGTTGCGGAAGTACGCGGACGGTTTACGTGAGCGATCCGGTGGCACCGCTGCCAGCCAGCCTGACTTCTGATACTCCAGTACCGTTTATACCCAATCCGCTGACGTATGGTACCAGTCTGGAGTTGAATGTTGCTCTATTGTCAGCCTTGGGACAATGTAATTTTGATAAAACTGGAATCAGAAATATTGAATCACGGCGCGCTATTTTGCATTCGAAAAATAAATAGCTCGAGTTATATTTTTCATTATCGTTGCGAATGCTCCTAATAAAGCTGTGTATTATGGTAATTTTATAAAGCCTATGGGTTTAAGTTCAGATGCTAGCGTTTTTATAGCGTAATGTAGCAGCTTACATAAAATATGCATCGTGATTAACTATTAGGCCAACCTTTTGGACCAATATGAAAGTGGAAGTTTATACAAATCGTTTGTCGATGATTAAACATGTGTCTAGTAGCGCTAGTCATGAACAGGTTTATTACGTATCATTTTGTGTAGATTATCGAGAGTACAACTAGTAGAGCAGCTAATCTTTAGATAGTGCCAGTGATGTTCACTTGCGATAAACTAACCTTTTCATTCAGTGGAGGTTATTATGTGGCATACATTACTTAACTGGCCTTGGGGAACTGTGTGGTCAGCTGTATCGGCTTTAGGTTCAATTGTAACTGTTACATTAGGTTTTTGGGCAATGAATGTTTGGCGGCGACAGGAGGCTCTGAAGGCCAAAATGGCTCTGAAAATGGCAGTGGCTGATTATTCAAATGCATTATCACAACTACCTTTATCTCTTAGTCGTAATGTTCGTATTGAAAAAAGGGCCGAGCTACGAGAGTTAAATCATAAATTAAATGCTGTTAATAATGCTTTTTTGATATGCGAACATATGTTGGAAAAATACCCGCGTGTAAACAGCGGTTGTCGTTCTTTATCTGTTGCCCACAAAGAATATATTAGAATGAGAGATAATAGTATTCAGGCGAAATATATTTGTCATAATATCCTTTCAGAACAGTTTGTATTCAAATGAAAATGAACGATTGGTATTTACTTGCCGTTTATTCATTGGATTGAAAAGTCTATTTAACAAACCGTGTTAAAGCGGTTTCTGATTGCAGTTATGGTTAGATATTTAACGAAAACTACAGGGGTAATAGATGCCTCCACGAACCCCAAAAGCCTGCCGCGTTCGCGGCTGCCGCCATACCACAACTGACCAGTCAGGCTATTGCGAAAGCCACAAAAGCGAAGGCTGGAAGCAATACAAACCTGGACAATCTCGTCATCAGCGCGGTTATGGTTCGAAGTGGGACGCTATCCGCGCGCGTGTGCTGAAGCGTGACAAAGGTTTATGTCAGTTATGTCTGCGTGCCGGTGTGGTGCGTGAGGCGAAAACCGTTGACCACATCATCCCTAAAGCGCATGGCGGCACTGATGCCGACTGTAATCTGCAGAGTCTGTGTTGGCCGTGTCATAAGGCGAAGACGGCCCGTGAACGGTTAAAGTGATAATAACTCTCAACTGTCTGAGGGGAGGGGCGGGTCACATCCCTGTGACCTGACGTCTTCCGGACTGCCCGCCCCATCGTTTTTTTATACCCGCGAAAAATGAAATTTAACCAGGAGTGCCGCATATGGCTGGAACGGCGGGGCGTTCCGGGCGTCGCCCCAAGCCAACGGCGCGCAAGGCGCTGGCCGGAAACCCCGGCAAGCGAGCCCTGAATAAAGATGAACCTGTTTTTACGCCTATCAAAGGTGTTGAGCCACCGGAGTGGTTCGCTGAAGAAGATCTCCCTCTCGCTACGATCATGTGGCAACTGACAACTAAAGAACTCTGCGGTCAGGGCCTGCTGTGCGTGACTGACCTCGCGGTGCTTGAGCGGTGGTGCGTGGCCTACGAGTTCTGGCGACGTGCCGTGAAAAATATTGCCAGACAGGGCAACACCATCACCGGTGCAATGGGCGGTATGGTCAAAAATCCGGAGCTGACCGCCAAAAAAGAACAGGAGTCCGAGATGAGCAGTACGGGGGCAATGCTCGGACTCGACCCCAGCAGCCGCCAGCGTCTGATTGGCCTGGCGGGGCAGAAGAAAGCCACTAACCCGTTTCTGAAAATTATCGAATCATGAGCCGGAAATCTTACCCCAACGTAAATGCAGCCAATCAGTATGCCCGTGATGTCGTGCGCGGAAAGATTGTGGCCTGCCAGTTTGTGATTCAGGCCTGCCAGCGCCATCTTGATGACCTGATGGCGGAAAAAAGTAAGTCGTTTCGTTACCGCTTCGACAAGGACCAGGCTGAACGGGCCGCGAAATTTATTCAGCTGTTGCCGCACACCAAGGGTGAGTGGGCATTCAAACGGATGCCCATCACGCTGGAGCCGTGGCAGCTCTTTGTGATCTGCTGCGCGTTTGGCTGGGTCAATAAAGGCTCCCGGCTGCGCCGCTTCCGGGAGGTGTATACCGAAATCCCCCGTAAGAACGGCAAATCGGCAATCTCTGCCGGTGTTGCCCTGTATTGTTTTGCCTGTGATAACGAGTTCGGCGCGGAAGTGTATTCCGGTGCCACGACGGAGAAACAGGCATGGGAAGTCTTTCGTCCGGCACGACTGATGTGTAAACGCACACCCATGCTGACGGAAGCGTTCGGGATTGAGGTTAACGCCTCAAACATGAACCGTCCGGAGGATGGCGCGCGGTTTGAACCGCTGATCGGTAACCCCGGTGATGGATCATCACCCCACTGTGCGGTGGTGGATGAATATCACGAGCACGCCACCGATGCGCTTTACACCACGATGCTTACCGGGATGGGGGCGCGACGTCAGCCACTGATGTGGGCCATTACTACTGCCGGGTACAACATTGAGGGGCCGTGCTACGACAAACGGCGGGAAGTTATCGAGATGCTCAACGGTTCGGTACCCAACGATGAACTGTTCGGGATCATCTATACCGTTGACGAAGGTGACGACTGGACCAACCCACAGGTGCTGGAAAAAGCCAACCCGAATATCGGGGTGTCGGTTTACCGTGAGTTTTTGTTAAGTCAGCAACAGCGTGCGAAAAATAACGCCCGTCTGGCAAACGTCTTTAAAACAAAACACCTCAATATCTGGGTGTCGGCGCGTTCGGCGTATTTCAACCTGGTGAGCTGGCAGAGCTGCGAGGATAAATCACTGACTCTTGAGCAATTCGAGGGGCAGCCGTGCATTCTGGCCTTTGACCTGGCGCGTAAACTGGATATGAACAGCATGGCGCGACTTTATACCCGCGAGATTGACGGTAAAACGCATTACTACAGTGTGGCCCCGCGTTTCTGGGTACCGTATGACACGGTGTACAGCGTCGAGAAAAATGAAGATCGCCGGACAGCCGAACGCTTTCAGAAATGGGTGGAAATGGGCGTCCTGACCGTTACCGATGGTGCAGAGGTGGATTATCGCTACATCCTCGAAGAGGCCAAAGCGGCGAACAAAATCAGCCCGGTCAGCGAGTCACCCATCGACCCCTTCGGGGCGACCGGGCTGTCACATGACCTTGCTGATGAAGACCTGAATCCCGTCACTATCGTCCAGAACTTCACCAATATGTCCGATCCGATGAAAGAGCTGGAAGCAGCGATTGAATCGGGACGTTTTCATCATGACGGCAATCCCATCATGACCTGGTGTATCGGCAACGTGGTCGGCAAAAACATGCCGGGTAACGATGATGTGGTGAAACCCGTCAAAGAGCAGGCGGAAAACAAAATTGACGGTGCAGTTGCGCTGATTATGGCGGTTGGCAGAGCCATGCTGTACGAGAAAGAAGACACGCTATCTGATCACATTGAGTCCTACGGGATCCGCTCGCTTTAACTGAGGTAATTATGATCATGCTGATTTTAGCGCCTCTGGTGGGCGTGCTGGGTGCGCTTTTGCTGGCGTATGGTGCCTGGCTGATTTATCCCCCGGCGGGTTTTGTTGTTGCCGGGGCGCTGTGCCTGTTCTGGTCGTGGCTGGTGGCGCGATATCTCGACCGTACACAGTCGTCTGTCGGCGGAGGTAAATAGTGTTCTTTTCGGGATTATTTCAACGAAAAAGTGACGCGCCGGTGACGACGCCAGCAGAGCTGGCAGACGCTATCGGGCTGTCCTACGACACCTATACCGGAAAGCAGATCAGCAGTCAGCGGGCCATGCGACTGACGGCGGTTTTTTCCTGCGTCAGGGTGCTGGCAGAGTCGGTCGGGATGTTGCCCTGCAACCTGTATCACCTGAACGGCAACCTGAAACAGAGAGCCACCGGCGAACGTCTGCATAAGCTGATTTCCACGCATCCCAATGGCTATATGACGCCGCAGGAGTTTTGGGAGCTGGTGGTCACCTGTCTGTGCCTGCGGGGAAACTTTTACGCCTACAAAGTGAAAGCATTTGGCGAAGTGGCTGAACTGCTACCCGTCGATCCCGGCTGTGTGGTACCGAAGCTTAACAGTAGCTGGGAGCCGGTCTATCAGGTCACATTCCCGGACGGCTCCACGGATGTGCTGAGCCAGGAAGATATCTGGCATGTGCGCACGCTGACGCTGGACGGACTGGTGGGGCTGAATCCCATCGCCTATGCCCGCGAGGCAATATCGCTGGCGGCAGCGACCGAAGAGCACGGGGCCAGACTGTTCAGCAATGGTGCGGTGACGTCGGGTGTGTTGCGTACAGAGCAGACGCTGTCAGATCAGGCTTACGAGCGTCTGAAGAAAGATTTTGAGGAGCGTCACACCGGGCTTGGCAATGCTCACCGCCCGATGATCCTTGAGATGGGGCTGGACTGGAAGTCGATGGCGCTGAACGCTGAGGACAGCCAGTTCCTGGAAACCCGCAAGTTTCAGCTTGAAGAAATCTGTCGTCTGTTCCGTGTGCCATTGCACATGGTGCAGAACACTGATCGCGCCACCTTCAACAATATCGAAGAGCTGGGGCTGGGATTTATCAACTATTCACTGGTGCCGTATCTGACCCGCATTGAGCAGCGGATCAACACCGGACTGGTACGAAAAAGTAAGCAGGGCGTTTATTACGCCAAATTTAACGCCGGGGCGTTACTGCGCGGGGATATGAAGTCCCGTTTTGAAGCCTACGCTACCGGGATCAACTGGGGAATTTACTCTCCCAATGACTGCCGCGACCTGGAAGATATGAATCCGCGTCCCGGTGGGGATGTCTATCTCACACCGATGAACATGACCACGAAACCCTCCGATGGCAGTAAAGCCGGTAAGCAGAAGGATAACGCCAATGCAGACGAAACAACGTCTTGATGTACCGCTGAGTCTGAAATCTGTCAGTGACTCCGGTGAGTTTGAAGGGTATGGCTCCGTCTTTGGTGTAAAGGACAGCCACGATGATGTGGTGATGTCCGGGGCATTTGCTGCTTCCCTGCGGGCGTGGAGTGACAGAAAAGCGTTACCTGCGCTGCTCTGGCAGCACCGCATGGATGAGCCCATCGGTGTTTACACCGAAATGAAGGAAGACGATGTCGGGCTTTACGTCAGGGGGCGGTTGCTCATTGATGATGATCCCCTCGCAAAACGCGCACATGCACACATGAAGGCCGGTTCGTTAACCGGCCTTTCTATTGGGTACGTCCTGAAAGACTGGGAATACGACCGGAGCAAAGAAGCCTTTCTGCTGAAAGAAATCGACCTCTGGGAAGTCAGCCTGGTGACGTTCCCGTCTAACGACGAGGCGCGGATCAGCGACGTCAAGAACGCACTGGCCCGCGGGGAAATCCCCGAACAGAAAAAAATCGAAAGAGTCCTGCGTGATGTCGGACTCTCCCGTACCCAGGCCAAAGCATTCATGGCCGGGGGCTATGGCGCACTGTCCCTGCGCGACGCTGAGGATGTGGGCTCTGCACTGAATGCACTGAAAAATCTGAACTTCTAATCAGGAGAAATACGATGGCGGTTGATATTAAAGATGTCGAACAGGTCGCGCAGGAGCTGCAGCAGAAGTTTGACGACTTCAAAGCAAAGAACGACAAGCGCGTGGATGCGATTGAGCAGGAAAAAGGCAAACTTGCCGGGCAGGTGGAAACCCTGAACGAGAAACTCAGCGAGCTGGAAAACCTCAAAAGCGATCTTGAAAAAGAGCTGCTTGAGCTGAAACGTCCGGCAGGTGGTGCGCAAAATAAACTGGCCACCGAGCATAAAGAAGCGTTTGTGGGTTTCCTGCGTAAAGGCCGTGAAGATGGTCTGCGCGATCTGGAGCGCAAGGCATTACAGGTGGGCACCGATGAAGACGGCGGCTATGCCGTGCCGGAAGCACTGGATCGCAACATTCTCACCCTGCTGAAAGATGAAGTGGTGATGCGCCAGGAAGCCACGGTGATCACCGTTGGTGGTTCCGACTACAAAAAACTGGTGAATCTGGGCGGCACGGCTTCTGGATGGGTTGGCGAGACTGACGCGCGCTCCCAGACTGCCACCTCAAAACTGGGCCTGATTGAACCTTTCATGGGGGAAATCTACGGTAACCCGCAGGCCACCCAGAAAATGCTGGATGATGCCTTTTTCAACGTGGAAGCATGGATCAACAGCGAGCTGGCAACCGAATTTGCCGAACAGGAAGAAATTGCCTTTACCACCGGCGATGGTACCAAGAAGCCGAAAGGGTTCCTGGCGTATGAATCCACCGATGAAACCGATAAGGTCCGGGCGTTCGGCAAACTTCAGCATATTGTATCCGGCGACGCGACTGCGGTGACCGCAGACGCCATTATCAAACTGATTTACACGCTGCGAAAGGCACACCGCACTGGCGCGAAGTTCATGATGAACAACAACAGCCTGTTTGCCATCCGTCTGCTGAAAGACACCGAGGGTAACTATCTGTGGCGTCCGGGGCTGGAACTGGGGCAGCCGTCCTCTCTGGCGGGTTACGGTATCGCTGAAAACGAACAGATGCCGGATATCGCCGCTGATGCGAAAGCCATTGCATTTGGTAACTTCAAACGGGGTTACACCATCGTTGACCGTATCGGCACCCGCATTCTGCGTGATCCGTACACCAATAAACCGTTTGTCGGTTTTTATACCACCAAGCGCACCGGCGGGATGCTGGTCGATTCGCAGGCCATCAAACTGCTGAAGATTGCAGCGGCGTAATCATTCAGGGGCGCGGAACCGCGCCCCCTGTTCTGACGGGCGAAGAATCATGATCCTGAAACAAGATCTGAAATGGTCACCGGACGGTATGCGTGTTGAGGTCATTCGGGCCGGTGAGTATGACGACGGGGCGCTTCCTGCCCGGGTGCAGGAGATTGCACTTCAGGCCGGGTTAGCTGAGCGCGGAACCAGTGCAAAAAGCAGTAAAGCGGCAAAAGAGAAAAAAGCCACGACCAGTAAAGAGAGCTGAGTATGCTTCTGACAATGGAAGAGATTAAAGCCCAACTCCGGCTGGATGAGGATTTCGATGCTGATGACCGCCATCTGCAACTGCTGGCCTGTGCGGCGCAAAAGCGGACGGAAACGTATCTGAACCGGAAGCTCTATGCACCGGATGAATCCATTCCGGACAGCGATCCGGACGGGCTGCACCTGCCGGATGATATTCGTCTGGGGATGCTGATGCTTATCAGCCATTTTTACGAAAACCGCTCGTCGGTTACGGAAGTGGAGAAACTCGACATGCCGCAGAGTTTTGGCTGGCTTGTCGGCCCGTACAGGTACTTTCCGCAATGAAAATTCGTCAGGCGCAGACCAGCGCAACCTACATTCTGCCGGACCCCGGTGAACTGAATAAACGCGTCCTGATCCGCCTGCGGGTGGATATGCCCGCGGATAACTTTGGCGTGGAGCCTCAATACCCGGTTACGTTCCGGACATGGGCGAAGGTTATCCAGACCAGTGCCACCACCTGGCAGGAAACCGCGCAGACAGGGGACGCCATCACCCATTACATCACCATTCGTTATCGCCGGGGGATCACCGCTGATTATGAGGTGGTCTGCGGTGACAGTGTGTACCGGGTGAAACGTCAGCGCGATCTGAACGGGGCGCGGCGCTTTCTGCTGCTGGAGTGTACGGAGCTGGGCGAATGTAGGCAGAGTCACGGAGGCAACAATGACGACTTCCTTTTTGCACGTTGATTTTCAGCAGCCCGCGGAGATGCGCTTTAACCGCGCCCGTGTCCGGCGGGCGTTTGTCACGATTGGTCAGCGTCATATGCGTGATGCCCGTCGGCTGGTGATGCGCCGTGCGCGGTCGGCACCGGGTGAAAACCCCGGTTATCAGACCGGACGCCTGGCTCGTTCGATTGGTTACATGGTACCCAGAGCCAGTAAACATCGCCCTGGTTTTATGGCACGTATAGCCCCTAACCAGCGTAATGGAGAGGGAAACCGCCGTATCACCGGTGATTTTTATCCGGCTTTTTTGTTCTATGGCGTGAGGCGAGGGGCAAAGCGTCGTCGCAGCCATCATCGTGGTGCATCCGGTGGCAGCGGCTGGCGACTGGCTCCACGTAATAACTTCATGGTGGAAACGCTTGAAAAGAACCGCAGCTGGACACGCTATTTTCTGGCGCGGGAATTGCGTAAATCACTGAAGCCGGAGCGACGACACAGATGAAACTGACGCCTGTTATTGCTGCACTGCGTGCCCGCTGTCCGTATTTTGAAAACCGGGTTGCAGGCGCGGCCCAGTTCAAAAATCTGCCGGAGGTCGGAAAGCTGAAACTCCCGGCGGCATATGTTGTACCGGGTGATGATTCTCCGGGAGAAAACAAAAGCCAGACCGACTACTGGCAGGAGCTGAAAGAGGGTTTCTCCGTGGTTGTCATACTGAGTAACGGGCGTGATGAGCGCGGTCAGTTTGCCTCGTATGATGTGGTGGACGATGTCCGGCAGATGCTCTTTAAGGCTCTGCTGGGCTGGAACCCGGAGGCGTGCGGTAACCCGATTACCTATGACGGCGGCACGCTGCTGGATCTGAATCGTCATGAGCTGATTTATCAGTTCGATTTTTCGGTCATCAGCGAGCTGACTGAAGACGATACCCGCCAGCAGGATGATCTGAACAGTCTGGATGAACTGCAAACGCTGGCGATTGATGTTGATTATCTCGAGCCCGGTAACGGGCCTGACGGCGATATCGAACATCACACCGAAATAACCCTTCCTTCCTGAGGATCCTCATGTTTGTCAAACCTGTTAAAGGGCGGTCAGTTCCTGACCCTGCCCGCGGCGACCTTTTGCCCGCCGAAGGGCGAAATGTTGACGAGAACAACTACTGGCTGCGCCGTGAAGCAGCGGGTGATATCCGGCGCGTGAATAAAAAGGTGAATACCGATGACGATAAGCTTTAACACCATTCCGTCGAATACGCTGGTTCCGTTGTTTTATGCGGAAATGGATAACCAGGCGGCGAATACTGCACAGGACAGCGGGGCATCGTTGCTGATTGGTCACGCCAATAACGGTGCAGAGATTGTTGCCAACAGTCTGGTGCTGATGCCGTCGGCAGACTATGCACGCCAGATTTGTGGTGCGGGAAGTCAGCTGGCGCGTATGGTTGAGGCTTATCGCCAGACCGACCCGTTTGGTGAGCTGTATGTGATTGCCGTTCCTGAATCCACGGGCGCGGCGGCAACAGTTACGCTGACGGTGACCGGGGCGGCAACCGAAACCGGCACGGTGAATGTTTATGTGGGACGTACCCGCGTGCAGGCACCGGTGACCAACGGCGATAACGTCACGACGATTGCCAGCAGTATCAAAGATGCCATCAATGCAGTTCCGGCCCTGCCGTTTACGGCCTCATCTTCGGCTGGCGTGGTCACACTGACCGCGCGTCATAAGGGGCTTTGCGGGAATGAAATTCCTGTCAGCCTCAATTACTACGGCTTTGGTGGGGGCGAAGTGCTGCCTGCGGGCGTACAGATTGCCGTGGCGACGGGGACCGCCGGAACGGGCTCTCCTGTTCTCACCGGCGCGGTGGCTGCAATGGCGGATGAGCCGTTTGATTATATCGGCCTGCCGTTCAACGACACGGCCTCCGTTAACACGCTGGTGACCGAGATGAACGATACCAGCGGTCGCTGGAGCTATGCGCGTCAGCTGTATGGTCATGTGTATACGGCAAAGATCGGCACGCTGTCAGAACTGGTGACCGCTGGTGACCAGTTTAACCAGCAGCACATTACCCTGGCGGGGTACGAAAAAGAGACCCAGACGCCTGCTGACGAGCTGGCGGCAAGCCGTACCGCCCGCGCAGCGGTGTTTATTCGCAACGATCCGGCACGTCCCACGCAGACCGGTGAGCTGGTGGGTATGCTGCCTGCGCCGAAGGGGAAACGGTTCACGATGACCGAACAACAGACCCTGCTGTCTCATGGCGTGGCAACGGCGTATGTCGAAAGCGGGGTACTGCGCATTCAGCGTGATGTCACCACGTACAGGAAAAACGCTTACGGGGTTGCGGATAACAGCTACCTCGACAGTGAGACACTGCATACCAGCGCGTATGTACTGCGCAAACTGAAATCCGTCATTACCAGTAAGTACGGGCGTCACAAGCTTGCCAGTGACGGTACCCGCTTTGGTCCCGGTCAGGCGATTGTCACCCCGGCGGTGATCAAAGGGGAACTGCTGGCAACCTACCGTCAGCTTGAGCGTGCGGGCATCGTGGAAAACTACGAACTGTTTAAGCAGTACCTGGTTGTGGAGCGTGATGCCAGCGATCCGAACCGCCTGAACACGCTGTTCCCGCCTGACTATGTTAACCAGTTGCGTGTCTTTGCCGTGGTTAACCAGTTCCGTCTTCAGTATTCAGAGGAGTCCGCATAATGGCCCGTATCGGGGGAACCTGTTATTTCAAAATTGACGGTCAGCAGCTATCGCTGACCGGCGGCATTGAGGTGCCCATGAACAGGACGGTCAATGATGACATCATCGGCCTGGACGGTTCAGTGGACCGCAAGGAAACTCACCGTGCGCCTTATGTTAAAGGGACCTTCAAGGTGCCGAAGAATTTTCCGGTGAGCAAAATCACCTCGTCTGATGAGATGACCATCACTGCCGAGCTGGCGAACGGTCAGGTCTATGTACTGTCGTCTGCCTGGCTGCACGGCGAAGCAAACCAGAATGCCGAAGAAGGGACGGTTGATCTTGAGTTCCACGGTGAAGAAGGGGATTACCAGTAATGAAAGAGCTTGAGTTAAAGAAACCGATTACCGCTCATGGTGAGACACTCTCCGTACTGGAGTTTGATGAGCCCACCGGGAAAGATGTCCGCGAGCTGGGGTATCCCTACCAGATGAATCAGGATGAGTCCGTCAGACTTCTGGCGCATGTGGTATCGAAATACATTGTGCGGCTGGCGAAAGTGCCGCAAAGCTCTGTCGACCAGATGTCTCCGGCAGACCTGAATGCAGCGGCGTGGCTTGTGGCTGGGTTTTTTCCTCCAGGCCTGACGGCTGAATACCTCACTGATCGCTTCTTTGACTGCGCCAGTTACTGGCGCATTAATCCTTTCGAATTGCTGAATATGCCGATCAGTGAAATTCCCTTACTGGTCAGTCAGGCAAACAGGATAGAGCAGGAGAAACGCACACATGGCTGAATTTGAGCTTAAGGCGTTGATCACCGGTGTCGACAGGCTTTCTCCCGCGCTGTCGAAAATGCAAAAGAAAATCCGGGGATTTAAACGCCAGGCGGAAGAAGCGTCACAGGGTGGGCTGGCGCTTGGTGGCGGACTGGCAGCGGGTCTGACGCTTTCCCTGAAATCTTATGCCGATCAGGAAAACGCCGCCACCGGGCTGAAAGTCGCTATGATGGATGCGAACGGCGAGGTTGGAAAGCGCTTTCAGGACATCAATAAACTGGCTATTGGCCTGGGTAACCAGCTACCCGGTACAACGGCTGATTTCCAGAACATGATGCAGATGCTGGTGCGTCAGGGGATCCCGGCAGAAAACATTCTGAGTGGTGTGGGTAAAGCGACAGCTTATCTTGCGGTACAACTGAAAAAAACACCGGAAGCGGCTGCTGAGTTTGCTGCAAAGATGCAGGATGCTACCGGAACGGCGTCAGAAGACATGATGGGGCTGTTCGACACTATCCAGAAGGCGTTTTATCTGGGCGTGGACGATACCAACATGTTGTCCTTCTTCACTAAAACCAGCTCTGTTCTGAAGATGGTGAACAAGGACGGTCTTCAGGCTGCACAGAGCCTTGCCCCCATCAGCGTCATGATGGATCAGATGGGGATGAACGGGGAGTCGGCAGGTAACGCCCTGCGAAAAGTTATCCAGTCCGGATTAAGCGTTAAGAAAATCAGGGACGTCAATAAAATCATGGCCCGCCAGAAACTCGGGGTACAGCTCGATTTTACTGACGGCAAAGGGAGTTTTGGCGGTCTTGATAACATGTTCAGGCAACTGGCAAAGCTGCGAAAACTGACCGACGTTAAACGAACTGGTGTACTTAAGGCAATATTTGGTGATGATGCCGAAACCCTTCAGGTGGTCAATGCACTAATCGATAAAGGAAAGGATGGCTACGATCAGATCCAGCAGAAGATGAATAAACAGGCCAGCCTGAATAAACGTGTTCAGGCCCAGCTTGGTACGCTGTCCAACCTGTGGGAGGCAATGACAGGGACCGCAACTAACGGCCTTGCGGCTATTGGCGGCGCATTTTCTGGTGACGCTAAAAATATCACGCAATGGCTGGGGGAGTTGGGGGAGAAATTCACGAAGTTTGCGGATGAAAATCCCCGGGTTATTCGCGGCGTCGTCGGGCTTGCTGCCGGTCTTGCGATTCTGAAACTGGGATTGATGGGCGTTGGCGGTGCCATCAGTATTGTCAGCAGGATCATGTCGATGACGCCGATTGGCATGATTGCGACGGCGATAGCCCTGGCTGCGGGATTAATTATCACTAACTGGGATGTTGTCGGACCTTATTTTAAGAAACTCTGGGAAACCATTGGTCCTTATTTTGAGGCTGGCTGGGAACTCCTTAAGAAAGTTTTTGCCTGGTCGCCGCTGGGGATGGTGATCAATAACTGGGGGCCGGTTGTTAAGTGGTTTCAGGATATGTGGGACAAGCTGAAGCCAATTATTGAGTGGTTTACCGACAGTTCCGGTGACACGGTCGATGCCATTAACTCTGCGCAGTGGGGCGCGGGTGCTTATGATGCTTATGGGACGGGAATACCGGCGCGGGGATACACACCTTATCCGGCGGTAGATCCGGCTCAGTCAAACAACGCCTCCGATGCCACAGGCCCGAATCCCTTCATGATTAACAAAGCTATCGCGCCAAAAGTTGATGGCGAGATCAAGGTTTCATTTATGAATATGCCACTAGGTATGCGGGTTACGGAAACACGTTCCAGTGGCATTGATATTAATCACGATGTTGGGTACACCAGATTTAGGTAAAGACGAACAGGGAGGGCCGCCCCTCCCTGAACTTACTGTGCGAACACGCAATTTCGGCCTGATGGGGAGCCGACAATTCTGGACATTTTTTCGCAAATAACAGTTACTTGTTCTCCTTTTTTAAGAGCAGCAGCTGTTGATTTTTCAGAGTCTTGCATCTCCATTCTTGCTGGCATGAATTCATTTTCAGTTCTGAATTTAATAATTATAGAGTCAGTAAAGTCCTTATCAATGGATTGTACGATACCTCTAACGGCGATTAATTTACCTTTTAACTGTTCATCGGTAGCGACTTCATTTTCTTCATACTCTTTAAACAGCTGTCGAGCAGTAGTGTTGTAGATTTCTTTTTGCGGTGCCGCAGCTTCCGTATCGGATGAGTATGAAGAATTAGAGCCTTTATCGTTATTGCCTGCAAAATATCCAATAATCACCAACCCGATGAAAATATATAAAATCCATTTTAATAATTTCTTCATGTTATCACCTTAATGCTAATAATTTATATAGTTACAAATGGTAATGGCTACCACTACAAATTATGGCATTACCAGTAAATATTACTACTGATAATAAATATGGGACTTATATGACGTGGAAAGACAGGCTTCAGGATGCGTCATTTCGCAGCGTGCCGTTTAAGGTTGAAGAAGAAAGTGCGGGAACCGGTCGTCGTGTGGAAACACATGAATACCCGAACCGCGACAAACCCTATACCGAAGACCTGGGGAAAATCACTTTCCGCCCGTCCATCACGGCTTATGTGGTGGGAGATGACTGCTTTGACCAGCGTGATCGCCTGATTGAAGCGCTGAATAAACCCGGTCCCGGCACGCTTGTCCACCCGACATACGGTGAGTTGAAAGTCTGTGTTGACGGGGAAGTTCGGGTCAGCACATCGAAGAGTGAAGGGCGTATTGTCCGCTTTGACCTGAAGTTTGTCGAAGCGGGAGAACTCTCTTACCCCACTTCAGGTGCGGCGACGGCGCAGACGCTGATGTCATCCTGTTCTGCACTGGATGACTGCATCAGTGACAGCTTCAGTGGTTTCAGTATCGATGGCGTGGCAGATTTTGTGCAGAACGACGTCGTCGGTAATGCCAGCACAATGCTTGGGTATGTTTCTGATGCGATGAAAGTGGTGGATTCTGCCGTATCGGATGCCGCCAGACTGTTGCAGGGGGATATCTCGGTACTTCTGCCGCCGCCATCGTCAGGCAAAAATTTCGTTGAGCAGGTGCAGAAAATGTGGCGTACCGGGAAACGCCTTTATGGTAACGCCAGCGACCTGGTCACCATGATCAAAACGCTTTCCGGTGTCAGCCTCGGCAGCGATCTGCAACCGCGCGGCGTCTGGAAAACGGACAGTAAAACCACCGCCACGGCGACGCAGCAGCGTAATGTGGTTGCCAGCACCCTTCGTACGACCGCAATCAGCGAAGCGGCGTATGCCGTCACACGATTGCCTGCGCCCACAACTTCCGCGGTGATGCAGAATGCCGCAGTGGGGCAGGCAACAACACCCGCGCAGAGCACCGGCTGGCCTTCTGTCACGCATCCGGCACTGAACAATGCACCGGCGGTGAAAAACACGGTTGACCTGCCAACGTGGGAAGAACTGACCGACATTCGCGACACACTGAATACGGCAATTGATAAGGAGTTGTCCCGTACAACCAGTGATGCGCTGTTTCTGGCGCTGCGCCGGGTGAAAGCAGATCTGAATGCGGATATCAACACGCGCCTTGAACAGTCTGCACGGATCATTCAGCGCACGCCGGATGAGGTTTTACCCGCGCTGGTGCTGGCGGCGACCTGGTTTGATAACGCGGCGCGTGACGCGGACATTATCCGGCGTAATGCCATTACGCATCCCGGCTTTGTGCCGGTGATCCCTCTGAAGGTGCCAGTGCAATGAACGACAATGTCACGCTACGGGTAGATGGCCGGGAGTGGAATGGCTGGACATCGGTGCGCATCGGTGCCGGTATTGAACGGCTGGCGCGGGATTTCAGTGTGGAGATCACTCGCCAGTGGCCGGGAGATGAGGGTATCACCACGCTTCAGCCGCGCATTAAAAACGGTTCAAAAGTGGAAGTGCTGATTGGTGATGAGCTGGTGATCACCGGCTGGGTGGAGGCGACTCCCGTTCGTTACGATGCCCGTTCGGTCAGCACCGGTATTGCCGGACGTAGTCTGACGGCTGACCTGATTGACTGTGCAGCCGAACCGACACAGTTTAACGGACGCTCGCTGGTGCAGATTGCGCAGGCGCTTGCTGCGCCTTTCGGCATTGAGGTGGTGAACAGCGGTGCGCCGTCGGGTGTTATTCCTGATGTTCAGCCTGATCACGGTGAAACGGTGATTGAGGTAATCAACAAAATACTCGGTCAGCAGCAGGCGCTGGCTTACGACGACCCGCACGGCAGGCTGGTGATTGGCGGTATTGGCTCAACGCGGGCACATACCGCGCTGGTACTTGGGGAAAACATCCTTTCCTGTGATACGGAGAAGAGTATCCGGGAGCGGTTTTCTGTTTACCAGGTGGCGGGGCAGCGTGCCGGAAACGACGATGATTTCGGTGAGGCCACCACCACCGCGCTGCGGGCCCGCACAGAGGACGCATTTATTGCCCGTTACCGTCCGATGTATATCAGGCAGACAGGGCAGGCCACGGGGGCAGGCTGTATTGCGCGTGCTGACTTTGAAGCCCGAAAACGGGCGGCGCGGACGGATGAAACCACCTATGTGGTGCAGGGCTGGCGACAGGGTAACGGTACGCTGTGGCAGCCCAACCAGCGGGTGATTGTCTTCGATCCGGTCTGTGGTTTCGACAATACCGAACTGCTTGTCTCGGAAGTCACGTTTACTCAGGACCAGAACGGCACCCTGACGGAAATCCGTGTCGGCCCGCCTGATGCTTATCTGCCTGAACCCGAAGCCCCCGGCTCGCGGAAAAAGAAAAAAGCCAGAGTACAGGAGGACCCGTTCTGATGAGGACGATTGAAGCCATGCAGCGACAACTTCTCGGCCTGATTGGGCGGGCCGTGGTGAAAAGCATCAGTGCCGCCACGAAATGTCAGACCGTGGATGTGTCCCTGATTGCCGGTGAACCCAAAGCCGGGGTTGAACATCTTGAACCCTACGGTTTTACCGCAAGGGCAAACAGCGGTGCGGAAGCGGTGGTGTTGTTTCCGGATGGCGACCGTTCTCATGCGGTGGTTGTTACGGTGTCGGACCGGCGCTACCGCCTGAAAGGGCTGCAGACGGGTGAGGTGGCTGTCTATGACGATCAGGGGCAGTCTGTGACGCTGACCCGGGAGGGGATCGTGGTGGACGGTGCAGGGAAAACGATCACGTTTCGCAATGCACCTGAAGCACGTTTTGAAATGGATCTGGAAGTGACCGGACAGGTGAAAGACCTGTGCGACTCCGGCGGCACCACCATGTCAGCGATGCGGCTTGCCTATAACGGGCATCGTCACAGAGAGAACGGTCAGGGCAGTAACACCGACAAACCTGATAAAGCGATGGAGGCATGATGGAACTGTGGCTGACGGTGAACGGTAAACGCACCTGTGCCAGCGCACCGCTGGATCCGCTGACCCGCGCCGTGGTGATTTCCCTGTTTACCTGGCGGCGGGCGGAGCCTGATGACAACGCCGACGTCCCGATGGGATGGTGGGGGGATACCTGGCCTGCGGTACAGAATGACCGTTACGGCTCCCGACTGTGGCTGCTTCAGCGCAGCAAACTGACCAATCAGCTGGTGCAGACGGTAAGGGGGTATATCCGCGAATGCCTGCAATGGATGATTGATGACGGCGTGGTGTCCCGTATTGATCTGGATATCCGCCGCACCGGGATTAATGAACTGGGTAACAGTATCACTCTCTGGCGTCGTGACGGACCGGTAATGATTTCTTTTGATGATCTGTGGAGTGCGATAACGCATGGCGGACAGTGAATTTCAGCGCCCGACGCTGGCAGAAAATATCAGTATGCTCCGTAACGATTTATTCGCCAGGCTGGACGTCAGCGACACGCTCCGGCGCATGGATGAAGACGTGCGGGCAAAGGTGTATGCGGCGGCGCTGCATACGGTTTACGGGTACATCGATTATCTGGCAATGAATATGCTGCCTGACCTGTGCGATGAGTCCTGGCTGGCGCGACATGCTGCGATGAAACGGTGTCCGCGCAAGGGGGCCACGGCTGCCAGCGGGTATATGCGCTGGGAAGGTGTCAGCGATGGCCTGAAGGTGACTGCCGGGAGCGTGATTCAGCGCGATGACCTGGTTCAGTACACGGCAACTGCCGATGCAACCAGCTCCGGTGGTGTCCTACGTGTGCCGATCACTTGCTCAACTACAGGCGCGGTCGGTAACGCTGACGACGGTACGTCATTAATCCTGGTCACGCCGGTGAATGGTCTGCCGTCTTCCGGTGTTGCAGATACCCTGACTGGCGGATTCGATACTGAAGATCTGGAAACGTGGCGCGCCCGCGTCATTGAGCGGTATTACTGGACGCCGCAGGGCGGGGCTGACGGGGACTATGTCGTCTGGGCTAAAGAAGTGCCCGGCATTACCCGCGCATGGACATACCGTCACTGGATGGGAACGGGAACTGTCGGTGTGATGATTGCCAGCAGTGACCTGATTAATCCCATTCCGGAAGAATCAACGGAAACGGCGGCAAGACAACATATCGGGCCACTGGCCCCGGTGGCAGGCTCTGATTTGTATGTGTTCAGGCCGGTGGCACATACGGTGGATTTTCATATCCGCGTGACGCCGGACACACCGGAAATACGGGCTGCCATCACCGCGGAGTTGCGTTCGTTCCTGCTGCGTGATGGTTATCCGCAGGGAGAACTGAAGGTATCGCGTATCAGTGAGGCGATTTCCGGTGCGAACGGGGAATACAGCCATCAGTTGCTTGCACCGGCAGACAATATCTCCATTGCAAAAAATGAACTGGCGGTTCTGGGGACGATTTCATGGACGTGACAAACGATGATTACATCCGTCTGTTGTCGGCACTGTTGCCCCCCGGTCCGGCGTGGTCAGCCAGCGATCCGGCGATTGCCGGTGCGGCACCGTCATTAACCCGCGTTCATCAGCGTGCGGATGCCCTGATGCGGGAGCTGGATCCGCGCACCACCACTGAACTGATAAACCGCTGGGAGCGTCTGTGCGGCCTGCCGGATGAATGTATTCCGGCGGGAACGCAGACCCTTCGTCAGCGTCAGCAACGGCTGGATGCGAAGGTTAATCTGGCGGGCGGCATCAATGAGGATTTTTACCTTGCACAGCTTGCTGCCCTGGGCAGACCAGACGCCACCATCACGCGATACGACAAAAGCACGTTCACCTGCTCATCGGCCTGTACTGACGCAGTGAATGCGCCGGAATGGCGGTATTACTGGCAGGTCAACATGCCAGCCGCCACCAACACCACCTGGATGACATGTGGCGATCCCTGTGATTCCGCACTGCGTATCTGGGGCGACACCGTTGTCGAGTGCGTGCTTAACAAACTCTGCCCTTCGCATACCTATGTAATTTTTAAATATCCGGAGTAATCCATGCATCGTATAGACACGAAAACCGCGCAGAAGGATAAGTTCGGCGCGGGTAAGAACGGTTTTACCCGTGGTAACCCCCAGACCGGCACACCTGCCACCGATCTGGATGATGACTACTTTGACATGTTGCAGGAAGAACTTTGTAGCGTGGTGGAGGCCTCCGGTGCCAGCCTGGAGAAGGAGCGGCACGACCAGTTGCTTACCGCGCTTCGTGCGCTGCTGTTAAGCCGCAAGAATCCGTTTGGTGATATCAAATCGGATGGCACGGTGAAAACGGCTCTCGAAAACCTTGGTTTGGGAGATGGCTCGGGGCGTTACTGCAAAACTGTCGTTTTTTCATCGTCGGGTTCATATACGTGGCCAGCTGACGTAAAACGAATTGACGTTATTCTGACTGCGGCTGGCGGCGGTGGCGGTGGATGTAACGCGGAGAACGCAAATCAGACATTTTCAGGGGCTGGCGGAGGAGCCGGAGGTACTGTTTTTGCCACTATTTATGCGACAGACAACGATGCCGGGCCAGGAACCTATACAGTGACAATTGGCAGCGGTGGTAGTGGTGCCAATGGGGCAGGGTCTGGAAATAATGGCGGTAATAGTTCGTTCATGACATTAACTGCGCTCGGTGGCCAGGGTGGGCAATGGGGCGGCGCTACAAATACCGCTGGCGGGCGCGGTGGCTCAGGCTCTGGCGGTTATAAAACTGAACAAGGCGGAGACGGTTCAGACGGACAGGCGGGCCAGGCGCTATTAGTAGGCAATGGGGCATCGAGCTATTGGGGTGGCGGCGGCCGCGCTGGGCAACTGAGCGGTAATCCTGGAGTTTGCTCTGGCTCCGGCGGCGGGGGTGCATACGATAATAGCTATTCACACACGTCAGGACGTGGCGGGCACGGAGCTAATGGCGTGCTGGTAATTCGGGAGTACATGTAAATGAATGATATCTATGCAGTTGTTGATAATAACGTTGTTATTAATGTCATTATCTGGGACGGAATTTCTGAATGGAAACCAGAGGCTGGTAATTTAGTTCCGTTAAACGGCGATGCTGGCATCGGTTGGTCATATTCAGACGGAGTATTTACCGCGCCACCTCCCCCAGAACGCTCTCACAACGCGTTAGTTGCGGAGGCTGAGCTGCAGAAATCAGCACTACTGACCGTAGCAAATAACACAATAGCACCGCTGCAGGATGCCGTTGATTTGGAAATGGCGACAGACGATGAACAGGCGTTACTGCTGGCGTGGAAAAAATACAGGGTACTGCTGAACCGTGTTGATACCTCAGCGGCACCCGAAATAGAGTGGCCTACGCAACCGGGGGAGCGGGCCAGTTGATATCAGGCGCAGCGTCAGCATCAACTGCTGTCACTGCGTCGATGTAGTCGAGTACCGCATTCAGCCGCGTTTTTTCATCATCAGTCAGTTTGCGGCCTGCACTTCTCCGTTGACATCTTTGTTATATGGTACAACTGCGCAGAGGCCTGTCTCTTCAATTGTGCCAGTTGAATACTACGATACAACGCTCGGCCTTCCTGTTTGGTGGAACATAACCACATCCACATGGAAAAGAGCTGATGGTGTAGATGTATAAACTTAAAAAAGGCGCTTTTTAGCGCCTTTAAATTAAGATATTCTTTTAGCTATAGAATGACCTATATTTATAAACGGTTTTTCTATTACGTTATATATCAAGTAAGATAGGCTTATAGAAATTATGAGCGATGATATATAAATGGCAAACGATCTATGTTCAGTGCTAACACCAATGCTGGAACCGTAAAACTCAATAAACTGTATAACAGGAACATGAATCAGATAAAGTGAATATGATATTCCACCAAGAGCAACAAGTGATTTATTGAATGAAATAACTTTATTATTTTCTAGAATAATAACACATAAAACAATCAGAAATGCAATATATGCAGATCGCGTCAAACCATGTCCTTCAGACACCCCATTAAGCCAAAAAACAAACATCATTCCTAGAATGAAAACGCATAAACTATTTATAATAGCATTATTCATTCTTTTATGCCTAAGTAAAGGCATTGTCTCTGATATAATCATCCCTAAAATGAAATCATATACTATAGGGTTGCCTATGAATCCTATATGAGAAAACACTCCTGTTTTTGCAATATTGAATGATTGGGCGTCAATTACTACCGAGTGGTTAAAGTAAAGAGAAATAATTGTACTTACAGCAACTAGAAAACATGATGTGATTAATACCCTGTATTTTATACTTAATGACATGGATATTGCGAAAATAAAATAAAAATATATCTCGTACCCAAGTGACCATGAAACAATTAGTGTTCCCCACCCATAATATGGCGGTAGAGTTGAGCCATCTAAAGGGATGAGAAGAAATGATTTTATAATATTATTTATAGAAAAAACACCACCCCATGATACGCCTGTGTAAATATTGTGGTAAAAAAGAAAAACATAAACGCTTAATACTATTGCGTAAACAGGATAAATTCTAAAAAATCTCTTTACAAGAAATGAAGCGGTATTTCTTAAAGATGTTTTCGCTAAGTTTTTAGTTGAGTATGATATTATAAATCCGCTTATTATAAAAAACAATTCAACTCCAAATATAGCATTCGCGGTTATCCTGTCCATGAAAGAACCAGGATCTACTTGCCCGAAAAGACCTCTATTATGACCAATAGCTACAGCAAGAGCTGCAATTCCACGAAGCGCTTCTATTCCGTATAATTTATCTGTTTTCATCAAGTAATATAGTTAGTAGTTGATAAAATTGTTGCTGGAGTCTACCACCAAGAGCTTGGATGATCGACCAGTTAGCATCTCAAGCTGTATGCGTGAGACAAAAACGAGACACACAAAGCTTTGCAAGTCTTTGCGCTGTTTACCTATGATACCTTCTCCTCAAGCCAGTCCGCCCACCACTGCATCATTTCTCTGCGCTTATCGAGATACTGAGCATGGTTGTAAATACCGCGCACAGATCCGCCGTTGGCATGTGCCAGCTGCACTTCAATAGCGTCAGCAGGCCATTCGTGCTCGTTCATAATCGTGCTGAATTCATGCCTGAATCCGTGACCGCTTTCCAGACCTTCATAGCCGATTTGTTTGATCACAAGCAATACCGCGTTCTCGCAGATTGGCTTCTTCTTATCGTTGCGCCCGGCAAAAACAAACTCTGAGACTGGTTTGGTGATTGAGCTTAGCGTAGTGAGAAGTTCAACCACCTGGTCTGACATCGGGACCACATGAATTTTGCGTCCCTTCATCACACTGGCGTCGATGGTGATAATCCTGTTTTCAAAATCGACGTTCTTCCATAGCATGGAACGAAGCTCTTTCGTTCTTAGGGCTGTATAACGTAAAACTTTTGTCGCAATGAGCGATACGATACTTCCTGAAAATGTTGCCAGTGCTTTGTTGAATGCAGGCATCTGGTCTGCTGGAAGGAACGGGAAGTTCTTCTTGCGGTATCCTTTCATGGCGTCTGCAAGGTCAGGTGCCGGGTTATATTTAGCCCTTCCGGTGACAATAGCGTAACGAAAAACCTCGCCGCATCTTCTGCGGGCTTTGTTGGCTCGCTCCATTGCACCGCGATCTTCAAATCTGCGGATTACTTCCAGCAGTTGCATCGGCTCAATATCCTGAATCTCAAGACCGCCGATGATGGGTAAAATGTCGTCATCAAACATTTTGGCAAGTTCAGTTGCATAGCCTACTGACCAGACTTGCTTCTTGTGCTCGTACCATTCCTTGTAAATCGCACTAAATGAATTGTTGTTAGACGAAGCCTTTTTCGCCTTTACCGGATCGATGCCAACCGAGATGTCTTTCCTCGCAGTCCATGCCTTATCCCTTGCTTCCTGCAAAGTCATAAGCGGATATTTTCCGACAGTCAGGATTTTCTCCTTACCGTCAATCTTGTAGCGAAGCTGCCATACCTTTTTCCCTGATACAGGGACATAAAGGTACAGGCCATTACCATCGAGTAGGCGGTATGGTTTTTCTTTCGGCTTTGCTGCTTCAATCTGCTTAACGGTGAGCATGGGTAAAAATCCGGTGGGTAAAATTATTTTATCCACTTTTTACCCGTCATGGAGTGCGGCTGTCAACGATCTGACGCGAACCATGACGAACCGTGAATATACGGAAGGCTTGATATTCAGGGGATTTTGCGGACTGGTACGGATGGGAGCGAACTGATAAATGGTGTCCCCTGCAG